TTCGTAATGGCGCTCGATAGAGTAGATATAACCTTAACTAATGAGCAAGACCCGCTTTTTCAGGCGAGTCCCGCTGCTGATATTACACAGGACGATATTGCCAACATTCAAGCCATAGGTGATGTTACCGATAACCGTCTATTAGGTCGAGGAAATGGCTCAGGGGATGGAGCAGCGGAAGAAATAATTATAGGGGCAAACTTATCACTTATAGGGAACACTTTAGATGCCGCTAGTGCTGGAGAGGCTAATACTGCTTCTAATGTAAATGTTGGAGGTGTTGGAGTATTTAAACAGAAGACTGGTGTTGACCTAGAGTTTAAGGGTGTTAATGCTGCAAGTAATAAGGTTAGCGTCACAGAAGACGCTGCTAATAATGAGATCGATATTGATGTTAATGAGGGCAATTTAACTGTCACAGCATCTCAAGTTAGCGACTTCGATACTGAGGTTAGTAACAATACAGATGTTGCGGCGAATACAGCTAAGGTTAGTGCAGATGGCAGCATTGACACTCACAGCGATGTAGACACATCGACAAGCCCACCAAGCGTTGGTGAGGTTCTTGAGTGGGACGGCTCCAACTGGGTGCCAGCTACTCCCGGCACAGAGTCTGCATTGCCTATCATCAGCCTAACATCAACAGACACAACAACCACAATAAACCAATCAACCCCCCAAGTATTATCATGGGATGTTGAACGGGAAAAGGACAGTGCATTTACACACAGTAATACCGTAAATAATAGCAGGATAACTATTGCAGATGACGGCACATATCAAATCGCGGCTAATATTCGGCTAGAGTCTTCAGCGCAAAGACTGCAAGCGGTATCAAGAATATTGATTAATGGTGTTCTACAGTCGCAGCCTTATGGTTCTTCCTACATCAGAAACAGCGGCAATGCTTCTGACTTTTGGACATGCTCAGTCAATCCGCCGCCCGTCAAGTTAAACTCAGGTGATTATGTTGAAATCCAGACTCAGGTTGAGTCGCAGACCACAACTACAATTACAGGAACATTTAAAGGCGATGAGTCTAGTTTTTCAGCCATCCAATTAAAAGGATTTAAAGGCGATAAAGGAGATACGGGAGCAGGGTCTAATATAGTCGTTCAAGAAAATGACTCAACAGTAGGCACGGTTAATAGCACATTAAACTTTGAAGGATCAAACTTAAGTGTAACAGATGAAGGCAGTAATAAGGCAACGGTTGCAGTAGACGCAGACAAGTATTACAGTCAAGTTGCTGTAAATACGGTTGGCGGCACTGTAAACGCGGCCTATGGTTCACCCTTAGAGTGTGTTCCATCTTCAGGGACGCTAGAAATAGATGTTGCTAGGTCGGGAGAGTATTTGATTCATGGGAAATTAAACATCGGAACAGACCTGAACCGCGATAATGGTGCTATAGAACTAGCTTATGGCATTGATACAGGCAGCGGTGCTGTTGTTGGCGGTCAGCCGTGGGCTCAAGCTCAACAGGCCAAAAAGAATAGGGCAAACGGAATACAAGGGTTGTGGGGCAAGGTTAATTTAAACGCAGGAGACAAGGTTCATCTATTTTTATCGACTCTTGGAGATTCAACAACATGGACGGAGGCTGAGATATTTATTGCAACATGGAATTAGAAGAGAACATATGCCTTAAGTGTAAGTCAAATTGCTGCAAGCTACAAGTGGACATAACAAAGTCAGAGTCTGATTCTTTGCATTCGCTGGGTTATGGCGATGATATAAGTGTAAGGGTAAATGATTTCTTGAAAGAAAACCCTTATTACAAAGATAAAAAACGCCTACTTGATGATCTATGTAAAGACTCTTATGCTAGTATAAATAAGGGAGAGGATGGCTATTGTGCATTTTTAAACAGATCAACTAGGCTTTGTAATATTTATGAAAATAGGCCGTCTGCCTGCGTAGAGTTTAGCAATCAATCGAATAGATGTCGGGAGGTAATGGAATGTTTATCATAGAAACAGCTAAGAACGATAACGCAGACAGTAAATATTTTTGTCAGTGGCTTAATGAAAATTACCCTGTAAACAAAGGATTTACAATAGGCAGTACTTTAAAGGTTTATTTTGAATCAGAACAAACCGTTGAATCGGTATCTGAAATAGAAAATAAGTATGCATCATTAACGGATCAAGATGTTCTGAGTAAGGAAAATATAAAAAGTGAATACCAACGCTATCAAATAGACGGCAATGCTTTTTACGAGGATTACATGGCCGAGCTAATGTTAGAATTTAAAACAGGAAATAGGCCTATCGATAGCGTTTATCGTATTGAGGATAAACTAGAGCTGGTATCATCAAAGCTTATTCAAGGGCATTGGATGACAGCGAGGGAGAAGATGGATACAGTTACTGTAGATACAGACCTCACGCAAGATAGGTATGACACTATTTATAACGGTATAGACAGCTATATTAACATCAACTACACATAGGAGGAAACATGAAGAATCTAATTATCATTGCGGCACTATTTGCCCTAGCAGGTTGCGCGAGTGACCCTAAGCGAACTGTCATTGTTCCATTGGGAAAGGACGGTTCTTTTCAGTTTCAACAAGAAGTAAAGAAGAAGTAAAATGTTTGAGGCGTTATCATCAATCCCCGCTGAAACTATATCTGGGGGCATTGGGGCGGCTATGGGTGCATTTATCACCATGAAGGCTCAACAGCATGCCATGCTAATGGAGACATTGCAGGGTGCTATTGCTGTTAGTAAGGGTGATAATAATAACCAGAATGATGCTGCAAAGCGCGGATCACCTTGGCTTCGCGCTGTAATAGGTATCATTATTATTGTGGTATCATTTGGTGGTCTGTTATTGGCAATGTATGGTGGTTATGAGACAACAGTTATGGAGAAAACACCAGAGAGAAGTGCGTTATTCGGACTCATTGAATGGGGTGGAAAGCTTAAGCCAGTTAGCGCAGATGGCTTTGTAATACCCCCTTATATCCCAGCGAGTGTAGCGGCTGTGGTTGGGTTCTTGTTTGGTGCAGCAGCGGCTAATGTAATGGCAATGATTAAACGCAGATGAGCGACGATAAACTAGATAAACTTGCAGATGCAATGGAGCGGATGAGTGACAAGCTTGACCGCCTTAACACTTCTGTATTAGGCGACCCCGAGGCTGGTGTAGATGGATTGGCCTCTAGGGTTAAAGCCAATGAAAAAAAAACGGAGGAAGCCCTAACGGGTTTAAGAAAGTTCTATACTATTGGGGGAACGCTTAGCGTGATATGGGGAGGGCTAGTTGCCATTGTATCAATATTTAAAGATCATTTAATAGGGACACATTAAATGGATATAGAAACGATAAGAAATCATTTTAAGACGCTCTTTGCGTCATCAGTAGATCATGAAAAAAGAATCACTAAACTCGAAGTCAGGCAGGAGGACATCAAGGATGCTCAGAATGCTCATAGTGACAAAATTGAAGAACACGGGGCCAATATATCCACTATTGCTACTTGGATCGGGCGTATTGGTGTCGGTGGTGCTGTCATTTTGTTCATTGCAGACAAGTTAGGTTGGTTCGAGATTTTAAAGGGTTAATAGGAGCGAACGCGAACAATGCCAGCATTATTAGACGGAGATAGACGCTTTGAAGCGGTAGACACTCGGAGAGATCCAGGTGCGCTAGAGCCTGGGGTTCTTTCAGAAGGTATCAATATCAGCTTAGATAATAGCGAGATTGAGACTAGACGGGGGATGCACCCATATCCTGGCCTTGTCATTCAGGGCTTAAACACTCCATTTACAGTTGGATCAGGCATTGAGCTAGAGGCTTACTTTGGCTATGGGACAACCTATGGAGCGACCGCATACACGGCTTCTAATGGAACTGACTACTTTGTATTAGCCTTAGCTCGTTACGCCATTAGAGTGCATTCTAGCGGCACTGTAGAGCTTATACAATACCCCTTGAAGCCTCGCGACTGCTTGACTGATGAGATTACGGATCAAGTGGAGTTTGTTCAGGCTTATGATAAGCTATTTATGTTTCGAGGTAAGAGCTTGCAGCCTTGGGTATGGGACGGCAAAGAGACTCAGGCTAATGTCCCAGCTAAGTTTGTTCCTGTAGCAAGCACTAACAGTGACAAGGCGGGCGTTGAGAGTATACCTCAGTCGGATTTGGCTATATACTACCTTAATAGATTGTGGGTCTTGAAGGGCAAGGATGAGATTGTATACTCAGACATTGGTGTCGAGACTGACTACAATTTGACTAATAGCTTTAAGATTGACCAAGGTTCTTTTGGTCGTGTTAACGGCATGAAGGCTTGGGGTGATAATGCTATCATTGTATTCAAGGAAAAGAGTGTTGATGCCCTAGAAAACTTACAAGGAGACTTGACATTAAACGGGACACGCACTAGGCTCTCAAATGAGATTGGTCTAGCTTCCCCTAGCTGTATCACTGACGTAGGAAATGACCTATGGTTCTTGTCTGAGCGTGGCGTATATTCCATTAGCCAAGCCTTAGATAATAAGCTGCAAAGTG